GATCGCCAAGCGGCTGGACGGGTTCCAGGAAGAGATTCGGGCGGACCTGCTGGAGCAACAGCAACGGCAGGACAAGCGCGATGCGAAACAGGACGAGGTGATCGAGCAGCTGGCGCACCGGCTCATGGCGGTGGAACGGGACTATGCGAAGAAGATCGACATCCAGGAGGCCGTGGGCGGGTGGAGGACCGAGATCAGCAAGCTCGCCGACCGCATCGACCTGTACTTTATCGGAGGAAAGAATGGACGTTCTTAACAAACAGCTCCGTGGTGCCATCCTGCAGATGATGAACGCACTCGGACCAACCACCGCGGAGGAGAATGCGATCATCGCCGCGTATTACCAGTACTACAAGCCGCAGGAGATCCGCAGGTCGCTGCAGTATCTCGTGGACAGCGGGTATCTCGAGCTCACGCGCATCCCGCATCCATTCTTGCGCCATGAGAAGATCAGGTCCTACCGGATCACCCCGAAGGGAATCAACCTGATCGAAGGCGACGCCGAGGATGTCGGTATCGCAGTGATCCCGGACGAGGAGGGCTGACATGGCACCACGCGCAAAGGCCGAACTGCAGGACATCGTCAGCCGCATCGTCACCATGTACAACGATGAGAAGATGTCGCTGGTGGAGATCGAGAGCCGCCTCCGCGGGGAAGGCTTCGACATCTCCCGCGAGAGCATCCGCCGCACCGTGAAGAGCAACAAACAGATCGCCAAGGAGTTGATGAAGACCCGCGAGGAGACCGCGGCGCTCATCGACGAGATCCGCAGCAATCCGGCGACCGACACCAACGAGGCCGTGCTCGATTATCTGATCGGCAAGGCCTTCGAATATACCAAGAACATCGAGTCGGTGAACTTCAAGGATCTTCCGGAACTTGCCAAGTTCGTAAAGGACATGACCCGAGCCAAGACGCAGATCGTGAAGATGCGCATGGATTACGAGGCTCTGTTCGAGAAGGTGAAGGAAGGGGTGCTCAAGGATCTGCAGGTGGCCCTGGAGGGGAACCCGCAGCTCTACGAGCAGCTGTTTGCGATCGTCAACAACCTGGAGGCTCCAAATGTCTGAGCATACCGCCCATGACTATGAGATCCTGTTCAAGGTATTGGACATGGACCCCAAGCGGGCAGCCCAGCTCGCGACCGACAGCAAGGCCGCGAAGGAGCGCTATGGGCGCTTCAGGACCGACATCGTCGCATTCGCCAAGTATTATTTCCCACATTATATAAAGTACGACCCGGCGCCTTGGCACCGCAGCCTGTCCAGGATATTCGAGGATACGAAGACCGATGTGAAATCGGGGAGGCCTTATTGGTCCGTAAGCACGGCCGTGGCAACCGAGCTCGCATCGATGCACCGCAAGGAGTTCGCCACACTTCCCCAGCCATGCGACCGCCTCCGGGCATTGGTCCTATGCGCCCCCAGGGAACAGGCGAAGAGCACCTACTTCGGGCGGATTGTGGTTATCTGGGGAATCATCTATGGATACTTTAGGTTTATCCCCGTGTTCCGTTCGAACGGGGATCTAGCCGACTCGTTCATAGCCGACACGGCCATCGAGTTTCTGGACAACCAGCGGATCATCAACGACTTCGGAAACCTGAAGGGAACGGTATGGAAGACCGGGATGTACACATTCAAGAATGGCGCAGCGCTGGTATCGCTCGGACGGGGGGCATCGGTCCGCGGTCTCATCAAAAGGGAGAAGCGCCCGGACCTTATCATCTGCGACGACCTCATCACCGACCAGGACGCCAAGAGCAGCGATGCCTTGAAGGGCCTCTACGATTGGCTGTTCAGCGCGGTGACGAACCTGTCCAAGGATGCGGTGATCTTCATGCTCAACACCATATTCAACGAGGCCGATCCACAGAGCAGGGTGCTCTCGCGCATACAGAAGCGCGAGTTGCCGGGTTGGTTCGGCGTCAGATTGTCGGCCGAGATCGAGGACGGCCACCGTGCGCTCTGGCCGGAGTACTGGCCAATCTGGGCATGCCAGGCAAAGCGCCAGGAGATCGGCACCACCCGGTATCTCACCGAGTACCAGAGCATCCTCGCTGCAGACGGCACCAAGCTGATCCACCTCGAATGGCTACAGTTCAGACCCAAGGGGCATGAGAATACAAACGACTACGAGATGGCAGTCGGGATCGACCCGAACGCCGAGGGCAGCGACGATGTGGCCTGCTGCCTCATGGGCAGGCACAGATTGCGGGGAAGCTACCACATCTTCAGTGTATGGTTGAAGGATTTCGGCAGCATCACCGATTTGGCCGATATCATCGTGAACTGGTGGCGCTCCTATGAGCCCGCCATGTACGCCTTCGAGGAGGTGGCGTTCCAGAAGGTATACCAGAAGCTGATGCAGGAGATCTTGTTGTCCCAGGGCTTGCCCATACCGTTCATCGGTGCTCCCGCGAAGGGGAGCAAGCCGGAGCGGGCCAGGACGATCGGCACATATTCGGAGAACGGGACCATCACCTACGAGGGCACTTTGGAGGACAGCACCGCGATCTACCGGTTGACCCATTTCCCCGAGAGGGGTTTGAACGACGGGGTGGTCGATGCGATCTACCTTGCATGGAGCGCATTCAACCGCGATCGTGGCAAGGCGACCGGAAGGGCAGGAAGAAAGAGGCCGTCGGCACTGCCGGGCCTATTGGGGAGATACACACATGGACTCTGACACCAAACGAAACATGACGATACGGATCATCAAGGACAGCCTGGTCTTCCAGTACATGCCCAACCCCTCGACGGTGATCCGCTCGAGCATCCGCGGGCTAAAGACATTCGACGACATGCTCAAGGACTCGCGCGTGGTCGGGCTCTTCTACGATCGGCGCAACGCTACGCAGAATCTGCCGCTGTCTGTCTCCGAGACCGGGGACAAGAAGGTCGATGCTTATGTGAAGCGGTATCTCACTGAGAAGAGATTGCGCAAATGGTCGAACTATCTGCTCACCGACGCGCTCAAGTACGGGTTCCGCCCTGGCGAGATCATATGGGACCAGGACGGCCAATGGCTGCATATCGACAGCATCATCGGACACGACATCGACAGCTACCGGTTCAAGCCGGAGAGCGGGGAGATGTACTACACCAAGGCGGGCATGCACCTCTGCGACGAGCCGTACAAATGGATCGTACATCGCATCGAAGGGGACCGGTTGAACAACCCCTACGGGATTCCATACATGGAAGCGGTCTACTGGCCGTGGCAGTTCAAGCGCATGGGGTGGCAATTCTGGTTGACCGCCACCGAACGGTTCGCGGTGCCGACCTTGCTGGCGCTGTTCGAGCAGACAGATCCGGCGAAGGCCGAGGAGACATCGATCAAACTCGCCGATCTTCTCAGTGAGATAAACAGCGGATCCTCCGGAGCAATGGCGAACGTCAAGGAGATCAAACAGGTCGATATGGGCGGGAAGGTAAGCGACTTCGATTCGCTCATCGCGGCTTGTGATCTGCAGATCAGCTACGGCATGACCGGCCAGGCCCTGGCCAACAGTGAGAGCGATACGGGAACCCAGGCACTGGGGACGGTGCAAGAGCGGACCAAGAGCCAAGTCTATGAGAACGATGCGCGGGCACTGGCCTATACGATGCAGGCGTTGATCGACATGGCCATCGAAGTGAACTTCGGTAGCGGGGCACCGACACCTGAAATCCAATACGACACCGGAGACTATGCGCCGTTTACCAACGTGATGAGTGCGATCGACCACGGCATCCCGATATCCGAGACGGCACTGTATACCCGCTACGCGCTGCCGAAGCCGACTGGCAAACAGGACGAGTTCGTCAGACCTGCCGTGGGATCCTTGCAGGGTCTTGCCGGTGGCGAAGACAATCCACCAAGTCCCAAGGAGCCAGAGCCCTCCAAACAACCTTCGAAACCAGCGACCAAGCCTGAGGGTGGGGCAGCTGTTGCCGAGACCGGGGCCGGAGTCACGCTCAACGGAGCCCAAGTGCAGGCGGCGACCGCGATCGTCATGTCGGTGGAGGCGGGGGAACTTCCCCGCGACAGTGGGGTGGCACAGCTGAAGATCCTGTTCAACCTTTCGGGCGAGCAGGCCGAGGAAATGATGGGATCTGCGGGCAGGAACCCAAAGCCGAAGGTCCCTGCGGACTTCGCCGACTCTGGTAAAAAAAAAGCCCGGAGGATGATGGTGATCCTGTGATGGCCGACGAGATGCGCAAGGTTTCCCAGGTGATCGAGCTGGAGGAGGGCTCATACCGAGGGATCGCGGATGCCATCGGGCGGGACATCGAGTCGTTTATCGCCCGTTTACGAAAGGATCCCGACCTGCTTGCACAGGAGCCAAGCCCAAATCGGTGGAAGCCCGAGGTGAATGCCGACCTGGTGAAGTCCACCTACATCCTATTAGTGAAGGGGGCGGTGCTGGGCATGCTGCATACGGGCATGCAGACCGAGTTCGCCGACATCGATGCGACGGTGCTCGACGAGACGATGCCTTTCGAGGAGGCAATCGAATCCGCGCAGGGACGCATCTCCATCACCAAGGCCGAATACCAGGCGCTGTCGGACGAGCTGAAGCGCCAGGCGTTCACCGTAGCCCGCCTGGCCCAAGTGGACATGATAGAGAAGGTGAGGAAACTCTACCTGCAGCAACTTGAGGGGGATACCTCCAGCCTCACCAACTTTCTCGAGGCGGTGAAGGCGGATGTGGATGCAGCCGGCCTGCCGGGATACTACGAGAACGTGTACCGAACGAACATCCAAAGCGACTACAACGCCGGAAGATCCTTACAGTTGGAGGCCAACCCACCGGCGGCCTTGGAGTTCATCGGCATAGAGGATGTGCGGCAGACGGACATCTGCGCATCCCGAAGCGGATTGATACTCCCCTACGACCACCCTTGGTGGAACGACAACTGGCCACCGCTGCACTACCAGTGCCGGTCGACGGTTAGGGCGATCTACCAGGCGGAGATCGATATCGCGGGCATCCGGATCTTGACGAGTATACCCGAAGGTATCGAGAAGCCCATGGCCGGATTCGGAAAGCGCCCGACACAGGCGCCGAGATTGTCGGCACCCAGCGACTCGCAGCAGCAGCGGATAGAGGAGTATGGACTGGCCAAGGAGATCGAGGATTTCGACGGCACGATCGCCTGATGGAGACAAGCCAGAGGATCGCCCAGGATCGATCGGTCTGGGATGGACGTCCGTTTACCGGGATTTTCCGGTGACCCCCGTTTATCAACGTTTATAAACGGCTCTGTGTGGACATCGGGCACACAGGCGGTCGGCAAGGTGTTTGAATCGGTGTTCTTCCGACGGTCTACACTGGAGACTGACCCGGATGGACGGAAAGAAACAGGTGGTGGCAAGACGCCGCCAGAGAAGGTGAGGGAGGTATCGCCTATGTATGACAAGGATGTGATCCTCAGGAGAATGGAGCTGGCAAGGACCGGGACATTCGGTGCGAACGGGGCGTCCATCACGCTGCAGAATCTGCAGGATGTGGTGGACACGTTCGACGGCAAGGGACCGGTATCGCTTGGTCACCAGATGACCAGGCAGGACTGGTGGCCGTCCTGGGGCAATGTGGAGGCCCTCGAGCTGATCAAGGATCCCAACGGAACCGACGGGAAGCTTGTGGGGGATGTGAGTCTGCATCCCGTGGTTGCAAAGGCCGTGGACGACGGGTTCTATCCGTCGTGGTCGGTATCGATTCCCGAGCGGGAAACCGACGGGAAGCGGTATCTGCACCACTTGGCGCTGCTGGGAGCCGTGCCACCGGCGATCCGGGACCTGAAGATCATCGCGACCGTGAGGCCGGACAATGCGATCGATGCCAAGGAGGCTGCGTTTGCAGACCAGGCATTCTATAGTTTCGCCGACTTTCCGGAGGCGAAAGAAGGAGACGATATGGGCCAAGAGACGAAGAAACCCATCACACCGGTACCGGAACAGGTTCCGGCGAAGGACAAGACGGCAGCGGCGGAGACTGAATTCTCTGATACGATCAAGCGTCAGGACCAGCGGATGAAGGGCATCCTGAAGGAGAGCGCCAGAACGAAGGTCAAGGCGAGCATCGGAGGCCGGTGGCCAGCGGGGAAGCAGGACGAGCTGACCCAGTTCGCCGATGCGCTGGTGGATAGCCACGACTTCGACTTCTCAGACGAGGGGGAAGGCGTGTCCCTGGTGGATTCGTTCATCAAGCTGATCGAGAGCATGTCGAGCGCGGCCCCTCCAAAGCCGGGACGGATGCAGGAGTTCTCCGATGCGGGGACTCAGGCACCGAAGATCGACCGCGGCAACCTTGCGCAGAAATTCTGACCGGGTATCCGGACAATAAACGAAGGAGAAGCATATGAATGCATCGAAGACAGCGACAATCACCGTCGAAGAGGTTCTCGACGGACAGCACCCGGCAGTGGTCCTGCGGTTGCCCATAGCGACCGGCAACGGGATACTGGCTCCCGGACGGATCCTGGCGAAGGATGGGGATGGGAAGATGGTCCCGTATGTGAACGGGGATGAGACGGCGGGAACCGCATACGGGGTAGCCCTCGGATATGCGGATACGACCGCTCTTTCGGGAGACGATACGATCAACGTGCTCAAGCACGGGACCTGCAAGCGCAGCAAGCTGATCGTCGCCGATGAGGTGGACGTCGTCCAGGCCGATGTGGATTCGCTGGTGTCAGCCGGCGTCTATCCGCTCTGACAGCGATCTTGGATCGTTGATTTCACCACAAGGAGTAACGTATGGATTTTCAGACGTTTATGAACAGCTATTTCACCCTTGCGCTCGTATCGAAGCTGATCGAACGCAAGACACCGGTCCGCTCGATCGTATACGACGAGGTGTTCTCCACCAGGACGACCACCTCGCGCAGCCGCATCAGGGTGGACGAGATGTTGGACAAGGTCGGCAACGTTGCGGTTGTCGCCCGCGGCTCCGCCAGTTTGAAGCTGGACGGCAGCTCTTCGACCAGGACAGAGATCGAGCCGATGCCGGTCAAGGTCAGCGACTTCATCGCAGGAGCGACGCTGAACGACCTCAAGGCCTTGTATGGGGCACAGGAGGGAGGAGCCGATCTGGTGGCGGCGGAGATCGACCGGTTGGTGCTCAAGCTCATGCGGTCGGCCGAACTGACCCGGAACGCATTGTGCGCCCAGGCGATGACCGGAAAGATCGACTACATGATGCGCAACGACAACGGCGCCTTCGAACGGTACCAGGTCGCTTACGGCGACGGCACCACACTCTCGTTCGCTCCTGCGAAGAAGTGGAACGACGACGCGTGCACTCTCGCGGACATCATCGACGATCTGGACAGCATGGAGACGTTGATCTCCGATGCGGGGTTCTCGGGGGATATCCGGTATCTGGTCGGCAAGAAGGCATTCAAGGCGGTGGCGAACAAGATCGCCGCGATGCCGAACGACCAGCGGGCAGACGGCAAGGTGGAGAAGGGGCGGATCAATATCGCCGGGTACGAGCTCATCAAGAACTCGATCACCTACAAGGACCGCGACGCGAGCGGAGCCGAGGTGACCAAGTACGAGGTCGATCCGGAGAAGATCGTCGCGTTCGCGAGCGACATTCCCGAGATCACCTACTGCGCCGTGGACGACGTTGACGGGAACCTGGAGGCGATGCCGTTCTTCAGCAAGACGGTGAAGACCAATGATCCGTCCGGATACAAGGTGATCGGCGAATCGAAGCCGATGCCCCTGGTGGCGGCGAAGGCCTTCTGCTGGGCGACCGTATTCGATGGAGACATCGTGAACGCGACCGCCTATACGATCAACGCCGATGCCGTTGGGGTCGAGGCCGACAACGTCAATGTCGATACCGGTCTGGTGACCTATGTCGAGAAGACTTGGACCGAGGCTGGACTGAATGCATTGACCAAGGATGCCATCCTGGAGATCGCCACCGATCGCGGGTACGAGATGACCACGACGAGCGAGAGCCTGAAGGCCGACATCATCGCCGAATTCCTGACCTTGCAGACAGCCGCCCAGGCGTAGGCAGGACGGGAAGCGAATTGAAGGAGGAGTCGCATGGGCGTTACCGTAGCAATCTTGAAGAAGGAAATCGCCGAATACAACTACAAGGTGCTGACTGGCGAGGACGATACGGTCGCCGAGCGTGCGATTCAAAAGGCTGTCATCTGGGCCAAGGCGAAGGTGACGGCCGCCTCCGGATACTTCGACGAGGAATCGGAAGTGAACCGGCAGATCGTGATCAAGCGGACGCTGTACGAGCTGTACAGCTACGCCGAGAACGAGGCCGTTGCACAAGACAAGAAGGAAGATGCCATGGAACTGCTGCGGGCGGTGTATGGGGATGCAGTGGATTCTGCGGGATACCAGGGAGGATCGGAGACGAGACCCCTGCCCGCAGGCCACGTGGTTTCCGGACCGCGCCCGCGCAGCCTTGGCGATCTGGGCAGGTATGGCGATGAGGCTTGAGATCAAGCACACGGTGCATAGGAATCTGGATACACCCAGCCTTGCGGGGTTCTACCGCAAGGTCGGTGACTATATGGTCTCCAGCACGGTGAGGAAAATCAATGGTGGTATCCAACCTGCGAATGCTCCTTTGACCGTTGCGGTCAAGAAGAATTCGAAGACGCTGCGGGACAGGGGCCAACTGGTCTCGTCCATCTCACGCACGATATCCGAT